TGCGTTCCGGGGCGTGCATGGTCTGCGGGGTTTCGGCTTTGATGCTGTGCTACGCCGCCGGCATGTCGATCTGGACCGCCGGCGCCATCGGTTGCCTGACCGCCATGGCCGGTGCCGACGTGGCGATCGGCCTTTACGAGCGGTGGGCGGCCAAGCGCATCGGGATCAACCAAGGCTCCCGCCAGGACCCGCAGTAATTGTTGCAAGGACGCTACTAAAATGACGCTTATCGAAAAGCCATCGCAACTGCCCCAGGCCATTGGCGCGGCGCTGCATGCAGCCCTCCCGGGCCTCAAGGTGGGGAGCCACCAGGATTTCCAGGGCGACGCTGAAAAAAACGGCGTAATGGTTACGGTCGAAGGTAATGGCCCTGGCATTCGCTCTCGCGAGGGGCGCAAAGCCCACGTCTTGGCCATTTCACTCAGGGCCATGGTTGCTCCCGGTGCATTGGCGTTCGATGCCTGCGACCTGGCCAGCCAACTGATGGACCTGGTGCTGGATAACCGATGGGACCTGCCCCCGGCACAGTGCGATTTGCCAGCGAATATCGTCGCTGCGCCCGCTTTGCGCACTTCCGTAGAAACGGACTACGACACCTGGGCGGTTTCCTTCACGCAAACCCTCTATCTGGGACCGGCGTTACTCGACGATCCCACAGGCCAACCGCTATTTGCCTGTACCTGGGACGTCTCCAACATCGACGACCCAACCCAATACCAGCCACTGGCGGAGTAGCCCATGTTCGACGCGCTGTTACGCATGCAATTGGGACCGATCGTCGAACGCCTGGCAGAGATGGAGAGCCAGCTCGAAGACCTTTACCGCCGCGCTGAAAGCTTCTGCCGGATCGGAATTTGCCAGCAGGTCGATGCGGCCAGCAACACCTGCAAGGTCAGCCACGGTGATTTGCTGACCCCGGCGATCCGCTTTTTCAACCCCAGTGCAGGTGCCCAAACCGAAACCCGTATCCCCACGGTGGGTGAACAATGCCTGCTGCTCAACTACGGCGGGGGAGAAGGCGGTGTGCAATCCGTGGCTTTGTTTGGCCTCAACAGTGATCGTTTTCCGCCAGTCTCCAGCGTTGCAACGTTGACCCGGCGCCGGCATCAAGACGGTACCCAAAGCGACTACGACGACGCCAGCCACACCTTCAATTGGGTCAACGGCCCCACCACCTTCAGCGGTTCCCGCGAGCAGGTTGACGTCAAAGTCGGCGCCGCCAGCCTGACCCTCAGCGCCCAGGGCATCACCCTGCAAGTCGGCGGCACCAGCCTGTTGCTGGACGCCGGCGGCGCGCACTTCAGCGGCCCGGTGGTGGACCATCAAGGACGCGTCATCAGCCCCCGATAAGGATATCCCATGCTCGGAATCGATAGGAACACCGGGGCAGCCGTCGATGATTGGCTGCAATTTGTGCAGCGCGCCACCCGGGCGCTGACCACCCCAGTGGGTACTCGGCAAAAACGCCCATTATATGGCTCGCTGATCCCGCAATTGCTCGGCCAGAACCTCGGTGACGACCTCTTGATCCTCGCCCAGAGCCACGCCGCGCAAGCCTTCTACAACACCCACAACGGTATCGGCGACTTCGACCCCCAGGTCATTGTCGCCACCCGCCAAGGCGCCGGCCTGCTGCTGCGGTTTGCCGGCACCTGGAAAAACCGCCAACAATCCTTCGAGGTCGTGACATGAGCATGCTGATCCCCGGCCAGAACCAACTGGCGGAACCGGCCATCATTAAGGTCGATGAGTTCGAACCGTTGCTGGCCGAATTCAAAGCGTTTGTCATCGACTACGTCGCCACTCGCGCGCCGCAAAGCGCAGCCAAACTCCAGGCCAGCCTCGACAACGAAAGCGAACTGCTGACCCTGGCCCTGGAAGCTTTTTGCGTGCGCCTGCAAACCCACGAACGCAAATACAACGCCCGCATCAAACAGATGCTGGCGTGGTGGGCCACCGGTAGCAACCTGGATGCACGCCTGGCCGATATGGGCCTGGAACGCCAAATGCTCGACCCTGGCGACCCGGCCGCGTTCCCGCCGGTGCCACCCACCTTGGAAAGCGACGACGACGCCCGCCTGCGCTACTACCTGGCACCCCACGCCCCAGCGGCGGGCTCGCGCATGCAGTATCGCCGCGAAGTGTTCACCTTGGGCGAGCGCCCAGCAGTGAAAGTACAAAGCGCGACGCCCGGTGTGGTCACGGTCACCTACACCTTCGACCCCGACGGCTACGCGGCCCAGGTCAAGGACGGCAACGCCCGTCGCACCGCACCGGGGGAAGTCATGGTCACCGTGCTTTCCAGGGAGGGCGACGGCACGCCATCTGTCGACTTGCTTGACGGTGTACGTCGACATTTCGCACGGCCGGATGTACGGCCCGAAACCGACCTGGTCAGCGTCCAGGGGGCGCAGATTCAACCCTACAAAATTCGCGTGGTGGCCAAGATCAACGCCGGCCCGGACTCGGGCTTGACCCAAGTGGCAGCGCAGAAACTGCTGCAAGACTACGCAGAGTCCTGCCATCGCCTGGAAGGGCGGGTCGACCCTAGCTGGATCGACTACGCCATCCACAGCGCCGGCGCCGCGCAACTGCAAATTCTTGAACCGCTGGCGCCGATTGTCAGCACCGCTTTTCAGGCCCCGTATTGCACGGGCGTCGAGGTGGAGGTGCGCACACTATGAGTGAACCCAAAGCGAGTTTGCTGCCGGCCAACAGCTCACCGCTGGAAAAGGCCCTGGACCTGGGCTTCGGCACATTGCTTGAGCGTGTCGCCCCGCCGTTTCCGGCGCTGATGAACCCGCTGTATACCCCTAGCGAGTTCCTGCCTTACCTGGCCGCCGACCGTGGCGTCAGCGAATGGGATGCCGAGGCCAGCGAAGCGGAAAAACGCCTGACCGTGGCCTTGTCCTGGCAGATCCAGCGCCAGGCCGGCACACCCAAGGCGCTGAGCCATGCGGTGGAGTCATTGGGCTTCACGCCGAATATCAGCGCTTGGTATCAGCAGCGCCCCTTGGGCGTGCCTTACACCTTCGACGTGCAGGCGATCATCGGGCGCAGTTGGTCCAGCGGCGACCACAACCGGCTGATCCGACGTATCAACGCGGCGAAAAGTGAACGCGATCAGGCGACGATTACCATCGTGCATGAAACCGAAGGCCAGCTCGCGCTCACGCAAGTGCTCGACGCGCCTTTAAGCGACGGCGAGTTCTACCTGAACGGCGCATTGCCGGACCTGGCGCTGGTGGCTCGCCTAAACAGTGCCGGGGTTGCCCAGCACTACACCATTAACGATTACGACCTCAGGGCGCAGCCATGACAGATGAAATCACGCGCCTGGTGCGCTTCACCTCCAAAGGTTTGGATGAAGTGCTGCAGGCAAAGAACCAGGGCCTCAAAGGCGAAATCACCCACATCGGCGCCGGCACCGGCCGCTACAACCCCGACGGCACGGAAGTGGCCTTGCGTGACGAGCGCCAACGGGTGGCCATTGTCGATTACGAAGACCTGGGCGAGCGCCAACTCAGAATGGCCGCGCTGTTTGATGGCGACGGCGAATATGAGATTGGCGAGTTCGGGTTTTACCTCGCCAGTGGCACCTTGCTGGCGGTGTATTCCGTGGCGGGGAAGTTGCTGACGTATAAAGCGGCGGCGGCGCGGGTGCTGCAGAAGTTTACGCTGGATGTTTCGCCGTTGCCGGCGGATAGCGTGACAGTGGTTGTAGGGTCGGAAAATTTCAATATTCTTATTGCTGAAGAGCTCGCATCAGTGGCGACTGCCAATATAGATAATATGGCCCGTCATCTTGGTGTGCTGTTTCGCGTTATGGATATTGAATTGAAATAGTTTTTTTATTGCTAAAGGGGTAGGTTGCCTAGATGTGAATCGTGGTTGAGTGACCTAAAGATAATTTAAAGGAGTAATTGCTTTGAGTACGGAAACGCAAATTGCTAGTTTGGTTCAGGCCTCTAATAATCTGACAAGTGCTGTAACTGGGAAAATAGGTGCCATCGATGCACGGATGGATCAAGCGCGTGCGGAGTTTGATCAGTTTCGTGCCCTGAAGGACGTTGTGGGTGAGGTAGGTCAGCCTGGAACACTGTTGATGAGTGTCTTTCAAGGACTTATATGGGGAACAGGGGCTCCTTACGACGTTGGCGCGACAGGTGGCTTGGTCGCTACGGATCTTGGATCTTCGTTGAATGTATATGCCCATTTTAAGTTGCCGTTTTCTATTAATACGGATGACCAGATGTTTTGGCTAAATATACGTGGATATAGCTATGGCAGTTCTTTGGTTTTGGACGAGACGTTCGCGGGCTATGTTTATTCGCCACAGCGAGCAGTCATTAATCAATCATGCTTCGGGAAGTTTGAGCCGGCCATGTATGCTGATGCTGCAGGTAATGCTGTTTGTAGAATCAAGATTCCCAATGTGTATGTAACGTCACTACGGATTGATACGATGCAAGTTGGCCGCTATCGGCCGATTAAACTTGGGGACATAAAGTCGAAGCTTTCTCTTTCACCAACGGTGGTTTTTTAAATGAACGAAATTTCTATGGAGGGCGTTCCGTCCCTTATTCCCAGCAAGGAAGGTCTGGAGCTTTTGGAGTGGTCTTCTATTCGCGTTCGTCGTGATCGGCTGTTGCGCGAGACCGATCATAGTCAAGTCCAGGACAGTCCGCTGAATGACGCCCAGCGAGCCCAAGCTGCGGCATACCGCAAATTGCTGCGGAATGTCCCCCAGGATGTCGGAGACCCCTTCGCAGTTGAATGGCCAGAAAAGCCAGACTTTCTTAAATAATCAACTTGGCCGCGAAAGCGGTTTTTTTTCGCCTCCCCAAAGCCCCTCCCCGCAGGGGCTTTTGCATTTCCCACCCGGAGA